AGAACTGAAGGAACTGATTCTGATTTCTCTAAAAAGGTTGAAGAGCAGAATAAGAAAGAGGCTGAAAAAGCAGCTAAAAAAGCTAAGAAAGCTGCTAATCAAAAATTAAATAGGGTTGGTAGAAAAGGTGGTGGTATGATCTATAAAGATATGGGTGGTTTAGTAGGAGGACAAGCTAAACTTGATATGAATAAAGATGGTATGATCACTGGACAAGATTTTAAAATGATGCCTAAAAAGTATGGTGGTAAGATTACCTATCGTATGAGTGGTGGTAAAGTAGCTGGTGCAGGATACGATGATTAGTCGTAGTTCTGTTAGACAGCAGATTATGAAGCCCGGAAAGAAAAAGAAAAAACTAAGTAAATTAAATAAGAAGCAAAGAAAGAAAAGGAGAAGTTAAATGGGTGGACCCATATCACAGATACCAACTCCAGTAGATTTGGATGAAGTATTAGGCAGACCAACTGGACAGGGATATGGTGCTGCTCGTAAAGGCCCAAGCGTTACAGGTAAAGAGAGTGACGTAGTTGTAGAAGAAGATTACTCTCAGGGTAAGTCTTTCAAAGTTTCAATAGGAGAGTAGTTATGGCTTTAACAGCAGAAGAAGCAAAAGAATTAAAACAATTAAAAAATATTAATTCTCCAGTTCTTAGTCAAAGAAAAAGAATATTACAGTTACAACAATTTAAAAATATTAAACGTAGAGAAATTCCTAAAAAACCAAAAGTAACTCCTATTACAAATGAATATTCTGAAGGTAATTTTGGAAAACCTTCTACTAAAAAAATTAATAATAAAAAGAACAGCACAACAGTAAGTTCTACTGAAGAAAAACGAAGAAAAACTATGAAGAATGTTGTTCCTGCAATGAGAAAAAAGAAAAAAGAATTACAAGAAAAAAGAGAACAAAACTTAGCTAGTACTTATAACCAAGGTACTGGAAAAACTATGTCTAAAAAACCTGCTGAAAATTCTGATGATGGTTTTGGAAAGAAAAAGAAAGTAAATAATAAACCTAAAACTACTACAAGTCCTTCATTAAATTTTCTTACTCCTGAAGGAAAGAAACAATTTAGTAGTATCTTATCTAAACTTAAAAAAATGATTGGTCCTAAAGAACGTATAACATCTACAAAAATTAAAAAGAATTTACCTAAAGATGAAACTTATAGTAAAAAACAAGTAGAACAATTACGTGTAGCTTTAACACCTTCAGATAAAAGGAAGTCTCCGGGGCATCCTAGTATTAGAGCTAAAGCTCCTGTAGTAAAAAAGAAAGTTACATCTACAGGTAAGAAGAAATTAAATGCTAATGAATTAGAAAAACTAAACAAGATAAAACCTAGAGGACCAAAACCTAATCAACCTGCAAAAATAACTAGTAAAAGAACTCAAGACGAAAAGGATGCAGGTGCTGGTAAGTTTACTGGAAAAACTCCGGGGTATACACCTAGAGGTAATAAAGAATCAATGAACAGAACTAAAGAAACAAAGAAAGCTGCACCTAAAAAAGAAAGTTTCTTAGGGTTTGAAAAAATATCAGGGCCAAAAGGAATATTTTTAGGGCCAACTGGTGTAAGAAAAATGAAAACACCTTTCGGTGGTACTATTGAATTAGATAGCACACCTATAGAAGATAGAGAAGATCGTAAAGTTGGCGGTAAAGTAAGTAAGAAAAAAGGTGGTATGATTAAACGTAACATGGGTGGACCAGCTAAACCTAGAAAGAAAGTAGTCTTTCGTAGAGGTGGTGGCAAAGCCTTACGAGGATTTGGTAAAGCTACCTATTCTAATAAGATGTACTAATGGATTATGGTAATACTGATAAAATAGACTTTACTATACATAAGCCAGATAGAAAAGATTACAAAGATTGGCATGTATGGTTTCAAGATTACTGTGATTATCTAGTACAGAAATACAGGAACACTTATGGCGAAGACTAAGAAAAAAAGAAAGCCTAGTAATATGAAGGGCATGACCATAGGAGGAGGACAGAAACGTCCTACTAAGTCTGGTGCTGGTATGACTGCCAAAGGTGTTGCTAAATATAGAAGACAGAATCCCGGTTCTAAACTAAAGACTGCCGTAACTGAAAAGAAACCTACTGGTAAGAGAGCATCAAGGCGTAAAAGCTACTGTGCTAGATCAGCAGGACAGATGAAGAAATTTCCAAAGGCTGCTAAGAATCCAAATAGCAGACTTAGACAAGCTAGAAAAAGATGGAGATGTTAATGAGAAAAGCTGTAGATGCTCCTAAAGGATACCACTGGATGAAAGCTGGTAAAGGTTTTAAGCTTATGAAAAACCCTTCTGCTGGTTATAAAGCACATAGAGGTGCTTCTAAGAAAGCAAGCTTTGAAGTTCAGAAGGTACATAAAAAGTAATGGCAGTAAGAAAAAAAAAGTCTAGTGGTACAGCTACTAAACGTGATCCTAAGAAATGGGCTGCTGCTAAAGCTAGAGCAAAAGCTAAGATGGGTGGTAAGCATTCAGCAAGGGCAATGCAACTAGCAGTTAAGTATTATAAAGGTTCAGGTGGAACATACTCAGGACCAAAGAAAAAGTCTAGTAATAAACTAAGTAAGTGGAGCAAGCAAAAATGGAGAACCAAGTCAGGGAAACCGTCAAGCAAGACAGGAGAAAGATATCTTCCAGCGAAGGCAATCAAAAGCCTGTCATCAAAGGAGTATGCAGCAACCACGAAAGCAAAGAGGAAAGGGACTGCTGCAGGAAAGCAGTTCGTTAAACAACCTAAGAAGATAGCAAAGAAAACAAGAAAATTTAGGACAGCATAATGGCAGTATCAGGAACATACAACTTTAATCTAGACATAGATGAAGTTATACAAGAGGCTAGTGAGATGATAGGGGGAGAAGATACCCTTGGTCATGAACCTGCTTCTGCAAGACGTTCTATTAACCTTATGCTTAAGGATTGGCAGAACAGAGGTATACTTCTATGGACTACAGGAACAACGGCTGTAACTCTAGCAACCAGTGTGACATCATATGAACTAAGTAGCAATACTATTAATGCTCTTGAGGTTGTACTCAGCAGAGATAATACAGACATACAGCTTACAAGGATTACTCCAGAAGAATACTTAATCATACCTGCACCAACTCAAACAGGTAGACCATCTCAGTATAGCATACGTAGAGGTAGAGATAACCCTACACTATCAGTGTGGCCTATACCAGAGAATGCTACAGATGTACTTAAGATAGAAACAGTAAGTGATATGACTGATGTAGATAGGTCTGCTGATCAGAATGCAGATCTACCTAAAAGATTTTTACCGTGTTTGACAATGGGACTAGCTTACTATATGTCTATGAAGCGTCCTCTTGTACCAGACACTAGAATAGCAATGTTAAAAACAAACTATGAGGAAATGTTAGCTAGAGCAATGGAAGAAGATCGTGAACGTGCTTCTCTCTACTTGTTACCTAGACTGACATTTTATACTTAATGTCAAGAGGTAAGACAACAAACGTATTAGCTATGTGTGATACATGTGGATTTGTGTATCAACGTAGTGTAATGAGATTAAACAGTTATGGATTACTTGTGTGTCCTGAAGACTTTGAGGGACAGTATGACTTAAAGAATAGTCCATTAAATCAAGTGCCAGATGTTAGAGACAATCCTATGGTACAAGATCCTAGACCTGATACAGGTGGTAGGGGAATAACATGGGATCAATATGCACAGTGGATTACAATGGTAAATGGTCCTACTTCTCCTCAAGAAACTAATGAACTTTTAGTTGTTGTTGAAGGTAATACAACGTGGCAACTTGCAAATAGAACATGGAATGCAATATGACAGATTTTAATGGTAAACTTATATCTAATACGTACAAGTCATTACTTACAGTTAATGCAAGTACAACAGGGACAGGTGTTACAACCTCTCTAACAAACGTACAGACAGCAGATGGTACTCAGACTGCATTAAGAATAGCAACCAACTCTGTACATGTTAATGGAACCTTTGGAGTATCAGGAGCAGCTAGTCTAGCTTCAGGAATGCATGTAGCAGGTACGGTATGTGCTGCTAAATACTTTGGAGATGGTTCAGAATTAACAGGACTAACAGCTTCTATTGGTGGTAGTATCTCAGTAGGTAATGCTCTTATAGATGGGACAGTCACAGTAACAGGTACAGCAGTATTTAAGGATGATGTCTCTGTAAGTGGAGCCTTGGCTGTAGCAGGTAATACCTCTATAGGTGGCACACTGGTTAATACTGGAGCAGGTACGTTTAGCTCAACAGTTACAGTCGTAGGTAAAGGAACCTTTAAAGATGACGTATCAGTTAGTGGTGTTCTAGGAGTTAAGGGTAATGTATCAGTAGAAGGTAATACTTCTCTAGGTGGTACTCTTGCAGTAACAGGAGCAGGAACCTTCACAGCTAAGACTGAGTTTAAGAATGATGTATCAGTCAGTGGAGACTTAGATGTAGCTACTAATGTGTCAGTAGGTGGTACAGCAGTATTCAATGATAATGTATCAGTTAGTGGTAATGTAAATGTAAATGGTAATGTAACAGCAGTATTCTTTTACGGTGATGGACGTAACCTATCTAACGTAGAAGCTGAGTTAGGTATTACAACAAACATCTCAGTCTCAGGTTATATTAATGTAGGTGACTTTGTATCAGTTAGTGGTACTCTTAATGTTGTAGGAGCAGCTACATTTAAAGATAATGTCTCAGTTAGTGGTAATACAAATATTGGTGGAACAGTTACAATAGGTGGTGCAGTTAGTTTAGCATCCTCACTTAGTGTAGCAGGAGCTTCTAACTTTGCAAGTACAGTCACAGTCGTAGGTGCAGCAGCATTAAAGAGTAATGTAACTGTAGGAGGAACACTAGACGTAACAGGTAATACTTCAGTAGGTGGTACATTCTTAGCTACAGGTGCAGGTAC